AGAGAGAGGGCCCGTGCCGCCCTCTGCCGGGCATCCCCGAACTTAAAAGGTTTGGCATTTGGGCGCAAATCAAAGACAAGGAAAAGCATGACTAACGCATCGTGGCGCGATATGCCAACATCAAATAGCAAGGCTCTCGAAATGACACTTGATTCGCTCGGTTGGATCGGGGCGGAACACGCTGCGATTGTTGCTCTCTGTTTGGCAACGGCGAAATCGCTCGATGACGAATACACGGCGGCGAAGTCGTCGTCGTATTTGCAGGGTCTGCGGATGTTGCGGAACTCTGCACCGGATGGCGCACCGGTCGATGCGCTTGAAGCGTTACTGACCCGATGAAGTTTGCGCCGACTCGATACACGCCACCGTTGTCGGATGCGTTCGAGTCGAGCATTGACCGACTGTTGCCTGTAATTGAAATGGCTTGGTCTGTCGCCACACCCGGATTCAAGTTTGATTCGTGGCAGGTCGAACTAATGCGCCGGGCAACCGAGTTGCTGCCAACTGGTGAGCTGCGCTGGCGATCATGTGTTATCTCGATGGGCCGTCAGAACGGCAAGTCTGAAATCGTCGGGGCATTAGGGATTTGGGCACTCTTGCGCAAGGTCGGTTCTTACAATGTTGGTGTCGCCTCGACGGCTGAACAGGCGCGATTGGTTTATGACCGGGTGCAACGTGTGATTGCGTCTAACCCGGCGTTGGAACGTCGAATGTCAAAGTTGACGGAGACGCGTGGTATCAAAACATTGGATGGGAGTCGATATGAAATCAAAGCTTCTAACGCGAATACGCTTCAGGGTATCCCTGTGTCTGTTGGAATTGTGGATGAAGTCCATCTTGTCGACCAGCGAACTTGGGATGCTCTCGCATCGGGAACAGGTGCTAGGCCGGACACTTTGCTCGTGGGCATCACTACTGCAGGAGATGAGAACTCTGCTTTACTCAACCGACTCTACGCAAACGCCGATAAAGCAATCGCCGGAGACCTTGACCGTTTTGGGGCGTGGATTTGGGAGGCTTCGGAATCAGTAGTCCCCGACGATGATGACGAACTAATCGGTTTGCTGATGGAGGCGAACCCGGCGTTACAGGCTGGCCGTATAGATCCGAAACTGTTGTTGTCGGATGTTCGTGCGCTGCCGAAAGACGACATAATCCGATACAGGTTGAACAGGTTTATTCAGTCGGGCAGTAAGACCTTTATCCCGGCGGAACTGTGGCAGAAGTGTGAGCGACCGTTTGGTGCGCAGCTGCCGCAGGGTGAGTTTGTTTTTGCGGTCGACCGAACACCGGACTGGGAACACGCATCCATCGCTGTGGCAGTCAAAGTCGACGATGTAATCTACACGGAACTTGTGGCCAGCATAAACAAGCCGTCACTCGAACAACTCATTTTCATTTGCGGTCAACTTATGTCGCATTCGCCCAGGGCAATCATTGTCGATGGTTACACGCTGCGCGATCTATACAAAGAGCTGAAAGTGCGTGGCTACCCGGCAGAGACCGCAACGTTGGGCGACGTTGTCAACGCCTCGTCGATGTTCTATGCGCGTCTGGCCCGAAAGACTCTCCAGCATGGTGGCGACCCTTTGTTGTCGATTCAGATTCCGCGCACGGTTCGCAAAATGGTGGGTGAGGGGTTTCGGGTATCGCGGCGCGACTCGGCTGTTGAAATTGATGCAGTGATGGCAACTTTGTTGGCGACGTTCGGCGCGGATACTTTACGCGAGCAACCGTTGCAGGTATTCTGATTCTCTTATGGAAAATGAAAACGTAAACGGCTACGCGGTACCGCAAGACCCTATGGATCTGTTGCAATGCGATTCATGTCAATAGGGGGATGAAAGGCTTCTCGACGCTGTAAGACCTGTAAGGGAACGGCGGCGGACTCCGGTTCGATTCCGGGCATCTCCACGACACGCCCAACACTAGATATAGTGTTCTTGACTAACATCAGACACTAGATGTAGTATTTAGGCAATGGGATTCTTAGACTTTCTAAATCCAACGCGCGGTTTTGATATCGCGGATTCGTTTGTGCCCGGATTCGAGGAACGCAGTTCGGGAATTATCCCACCGCCGCGTTCGGCGACTTCGGGGGTCACAACCAACGACGCTCTCTCGTTGGCTTCCGTCTACCGCTCCGTGTCTATCATCGCTACGGCGATGAAGCAGTTGGGCATTCACGTATACCGTGACGACGCCGAAGTGACCCCCACCCCATTAGTTATTCGCCAACCGGACATCAAGGTCACACGCGAAGTGTGGATGGAACAGACCATCAACTCGCTGGCGCTCGCAGGAAACGCCTACTGGCTCATTGGTCGCAACGGTCGCGGCGAAACCATCAACCTTGAAGTTCTGAACCCATTCGAGATGATGATCCAGACGGATGACTACGGCACGGCGCTCTACTACGTTTACCGTGGCATTACACGTTACGAACTTCGCGATATTCAGCAGTTGGCTCTCATGCGAGTACCGGGCAACGTTTACGGTCTCGGACCCATTCAGGCCGCGCAGAAAGAACTTCTTAACGCGCGCGATACTCGCGATTACGCTTCGGTGTGGTTCACGGACTCTGGTATTCCGAATGGGGTTCTGAAGTCTGACCAGATGCTTTCTCCCGATCAGGCCGCAGCTGCGAAAGACGCATGGAACCTGACTGCAGGTGCTAAGAACGGTGTGGCCGTTCTCGGTAACGGTTTGACGTATCAGCCTATGTACCTGAACCCACGCGACGCGATGTTTCTTGAGGCACAGGCATTCAACGTGCAACAAATTGCCCGGTTGTTCGGTGTCCCGGCAAACATGCTTCTCGCTTCGGTTGACGGCAACTCAATGACGTACTCGAACATGGAACAAGAACAAATGGGATTTGTTCGCTACACGCTTTCGCAATACATCGTTGAAATCGAATCGGCACTAAGCCACCTGCTCACACGTGGAACCATGGTCAAAATCAACGTCGACTCGCTGCTTCGTTCAGACACTCTTACTCGCTACCAAGCGCACCAGATTGCCATCGCCTCCGGGTGGATGACAATCGACGAGGTTCGCGCAATCGAAGACATGCCGACTCTTGGAGGAGATTTTAGTGCAGTCAATTGAAACCCGTGAAATGGAATTTCGCGTAACCGACAAAGACAAGCGTGAGGTTGCTGGTATCGCCGTACCTTACGACACGTTGGAGAACGGTGAGATGTTTGCGCGCGACTCGGTCACGCTCGACCCTGAAGCGAAACTGATGTGGCAGCACGATCAGAAAGAACCAATTGGCAAAATCATTGAAGGCCGTCACACCGAAGCTGGGTTTGAGATTCGGGCTGTAATCAGCGAGACCCAGAGGGGACTCGACGCAATAACTTTGTTGGATGATAACGTCATCAACCGATTTAGCGTCGGCTTCGTTCTGCGCGACTCCAAGACTGACGAGAACCGTAACCGCATTGTCACCGACGCATTCGTGCGCGAAGTAAGTCTCGTTTCCACGCCATGGTACTCGGATGCAGTTGTCACCGAAGTACGAGACGAAAATTCCGACCCGGAAATCCCGGACTCGGCTTCCCCCAAGGAGGAAACAATGGAGAACATCACTCCAGAGGGTTCCGACCTCGCCGAGGTTCGCGAATCCATTGAAATGCTGGAACGAGAAATCGCCAGCATCACCAAGGTCGAGGCTCCCGCCCCGACTTACCGTTCCGCTGGCGCATTCTTGAAGGCCATCGTTGACGGTGACGAGAACGCCGCCAAGCTTATGGACCGTGCCTACGAAGGTGCAACCACGGCTGACTCGGTTGTCACCCCCATCGACTTCAACCTGATCCGTCTCGTCGAGGGTGCAAACCCTCTCGGTGCTGTGTTCGGTCGCGGTGTCACCCCGGCAACCGGAATGGCAATCACGTTCGCACAGGTTGACGCGATCACCAACGGAACTGCCGAGCAGGACCCTGAAGGTGAAGACCTGGGTTACTACCAGCTCAACCTCGAAACCAAGTCGGTTGACATCAAGACGATTGGTAACTACTCGGAACTGACTCGTCAGGCCATCGAGCGTTCCACCGTTCCTTACCTCGACTCGGTTCTCCGTGGTCAGGCAATCGCTCTCGGTAACGCGCTCGCTGCCGAACTTCGCAACAAATACACCGCAACTGTTTCTGGTGCTGCCGGTGCAGGTCGCGTTGTTGTCCGTGCAACGGAAACCTACGACGGATGGGCCGGCGCACTTGCCGACGCAGCTGCAACGTACTTCCAGCCACAGGGTGCAACCATCGACGCTCTCGTCGTTGGCAAGGCAACGTTTAAGGCTCTCTTGGCTCTTGACGGAACCCCGGTCATCTCGTTCTCGAACGAGAACATCGGCGCATTCGGATCGGCTAACCCCGGCGGACTTCGCGGAACCATCGCAGGTATCCCCATCATCGTTGACGCGCAGCTCGCCGCCAACGGAACCGAGGATGCATTCGTTTCGTCGCTGGCTCTCCGTCAGTTCACGTCGGGCGCACTCCGCCTCTCGCAGGACAACGCAGTCAACCTTTCGACCGCGTATTCCTTGAGCACCTACACCGCAGTTTCGGATGATTACCCGACTCTCGTGGTTCAGGTCGTAGCGGACTAATAACCCATGGCAGTTTACGACGACCTCAAAGCATACGTTGGTGCCCCGGCATCCGACGATGCGTTCGTTGCTGACTGCTGGACTGAAGCCTCGGCATTAGTCGCCAAGTTCGTGGGTACTGCGACGGTAAACGCAGACGTTCTAAATCGCGCCAAGATTGAATGCGGTTCGGAACTGTATCACCGTCGTAGTGCCCCGAACGGTGTCGCCCAGTTTGCGACTTTGGATGGTGGATCTGCAGTCAGGGTTGCACGCGACCCAATGATTGCGGCATACCCCATTTTGGTTGCTTGGGTTGGTCAAGGAATCGCATGATTGGTGAAGCGCGAACCGCGTTAGCCAGCATTCTTACGACTGCTGGTTTGCGTGTGTTTGCGTTTACCCCGGAACGTGCGGCCCCACCAATGGCAATCCTGACCCCATCCGGGGACTGGGTTACTTCGGGTGATGTGTT